GACGTATGCGTAGATGCTGACTTCTATTGCAAGCTCCCCCACTTGTTTGCCAAAGTGAAAGTCCTTGTTCGGAGTTTCATTTGGATACTCGTTAACCCGCGATTTCCATTCGTCGCCCATGAATTTCTCGAGCACTTTGGTCAGCTTGGGCGACTTGAACGAGTCCAGATCTCGGATTGAGATGTTCATGAACACCGAGTCACCGAAGGTGCTGAGCGACACGTTCACGTCTTTACGCATGACCGGCGGGAAAGCTTGGAATGCGGCCTTGACCGCGGGGTGCTTCAGCAGAGCCACTCGAGCAGCCAGCCGCTTGGCCTCGGTGCGGGCGATGCGTGAAGCGCGGGCGATCTGTTTGGAAAATGCGTTCATGATGCTTTCCTCGAAGTGACTTTGACGCTGACGACCTTGGTGATTTTTTCGACCTGAGTGATCAGGTCACCGAGCAACGCCTCCACCTTCCGTGGGTCGTAGCTGGTCCGGTCCTGCTTGACCACAACAGCGCTGAACACGTCGCCGTTGTAGATGTCGAGCCCGCCGGCCTTGAGCCGGTCCTTGATCTCGTCAGCCTGCTTTGTGAGCCGGCTGATGTCAGCCAGCAAGACACCTAAGTTGTCGATGTCGTCGGCGGTGATCGCCTGAATGATTGCTTTTGCCATGATGATCTCCAAAGGCATACCGGCATCCGGCCGGCACGGAATGTGAATCACACTGCACAGAGCACTTGTCAGTGCCCTGCACGCTGAGATTAGGAGTTGAGCCACTCCTCAAAGGTTTTGATGGGCCAGCCGAGAGACTCGGCACAGGCCACGTAGATTTGATAACGCGATTGCAAACTTTCCATATTTACCTTTCAGAGTTAAGCGGGAGCAAACAACGCACGACCTTCACGCATGAACACGCGGATGGCGGCGGCTTCTCTGTTGTCGAGTTCGTCGTTGTCGAGCATCTCTTTCAACACGATTGCCATGTCGAGCAATGACATGCCGTACACGGCGCGCTTGTCGTTGATGATTTGAATTGCGGTTTTGATGTCCATGGTGATCTCCTTTTAAACCTGAGCAGCGGCGTAGGCGTCGCTGTACTGAATCTCAAAGCCAAGGGCCTTGATCGTTGCGATGTCTTCGGTGCTGAACGTCTTGGTGCCGGTGAGCTTGGCAAGCCGCAACGCAGTGGCATTAGACGGGTCAGGGTAATACTTCATGACACCGTAAACGCATTTGATGTTGATAAAAACAACTGGCATATAGATCTCCAAAATATCAAGCTGTTACGGCCGCCTGAATACGCCGCCAATGCCGAGCACGCCGGGCATTGGAAAGGGCCGAAGCCCTAGTGGTTAGACCAGATCAAGGTCCTTGATGTCTTGGCCTGAAGCCAAGCGACCGTTTGCAGCAATGCTGTACTCGATCTGAGCAAGCGTTGGCTTGTAGCAGTCACCGTAGTCTGACCACTGACCGCATCTTTGCTTTCCCTCAAACCACAGGAGGTAGATGTTGAAGCCCCGTATTGCAGCCACGGTGTAGACCTGAGCGTCAGCGTGTTCGCCGCGCACAATCAGTTGACCAAGGTAAAGCTGCTTGAGAGTTAATCTCTTTGCCATGTAAATCTCCAAAATATCAAGCTGTTGTCGGCCGCCTGAATACGCCGCCAAAGAACAGCACGCTGCCCTTTGGTTTCCTTCGCACTCGCCAGTCTGGGGGACTGGGTCTAAGCGGTCTGGCCTTTGATTTCCCGGTAGGTACTCTGTAATCGGCTGGTTTCCTTTTTGTATCCCGCTGGTTCCTTTGCGGTGGGGGGCTTTGTTTTCCCCTTGACTCAAATGTAGCACAGTGACAGTCACTGTCAACGCTTTTCATCAATGTTGCGCAAATACAACAAAAATAATTTAAAAGCGTTGTAAAAATACAACACAAAATTAAAGGGCTTTGCCACTTGACCTGAAAATCCCGTTCGGCTAAGCTCTTCACGCGCAAGTGTGCCCGCGAAAAGGCACTCAAAACTCGAGAGCCGCGATGCGGCTTTCTGCACATTTGGAGCCCAAATGGCTAAGACAATTACGATCGAAATGGCCGATGACGGCACTGTCATGGTCTCGAGCAGCGAGGGCGGCGAACCCTACATGTGCGAAAGCATTGACGAATGCCGTCAGTACGTCGACGACATGCTGGCCAAGGAGGCCGGCGAAGGACCACAAGAGCAATCGATGGAAAGTCCGGAAGAGTACGGACAGATGTGGAACGAAGAAGCAGCGACCCGCAAACCCCAACCCGGCCTCATGGCCTAAACACAAGGAAATATCATGGATCAGAAATACGCAAACCCCGCATCGCGCAACACCATGCGTGCCGCTGGAGGCATGATGGGCAACGCAGGCAAGATGCCCGGCTCGGCTATCGGCGGTGGAGGCAACCAGACCCAAGGCGCTGGCCAGATCCCCGGCAAGGTGTCTGTGCCAATGCCCGGCACGAACGAGACCCAGCCCCCTTTCAAAGGCGGCGGGGTCTACAAGGCGCCCACCGGCTTTAACGGCGGCGTCATCGATGGCATGGTCGGTGGGATGGTCTGATGCATTCGCAGGGTTGCGCCATTCACGACGAGGGCCCCTGCACTTGCGGCGCGGAAGAAGAGCTTGACTCGATAGCCATGCAAGAAGAGCTTGACTCGATAGCCATTGAGGATGGTCTGATGCATTCGCAAGGTTGCGCCATTCACGACGAGGGCCCCTGCACTTGCGGCGCGGAAGAAGAGCTTGAATCGATAGCCCTTGAGGAGGGGCGATGAAGCCGCCCGGCTTGTACGCAAACATCCAAGCCAAGAGGGCACGCATAGCCTCTGGCTCGGGTGAGCGCATGCGCCAGCCCGGCGACAAAGGTGCGCCGAGCAAGGCTGACTTTGTCGAGTCGGCCAAGACGGCCAAGCCCGGCATCATCCGGCGGGCGATGAAGTGAAGACGCCGGCTTGGCAGCGCAAAGAGGGCAAGTCGCCATCAGGCGGCTTGAATGCCAAGGGCCGCGCCAGCGCGAAGGCCGCGGGCATGAACCTCAAGGCGCCAGTCAAGTCCGGAGACAACCCGCGCCGGGCCAGCTTTCTGGCTCGAATGGGCGGCATGCCCGGCCCTGAGCGCAAAGATGGCAAGCCGACGCGATTGCTTCTCAGCCTTAACGCTTGGGGAGCCAGCAGCAAGGCAGACGCCAAGAGCAAGGCCAAGGGAATCAGTGCACGCAACGAGGGCCTTGTAAGAGGGGCGATGAAGAATGGCAAGTAGACGAAACCCGAGTCGCAATTCCGATCTAGCCGGGGCGCCACCAAAGATGGCGACCATGGATGATCTGGCGTTTCCGACCGCAGCCAAGACTGGCCGCACACATGCGAAGCAGATCACCAGCCAGAAGAAGGGCCGCGACATGCGGATCAATCTCAAGGCCGTGGTCGAGGCATGCGTCGATGAGGGGCTCGATCCGGCGGTGGAGATCGCCAAGGCTTTGAAGGCCACGATCCCGATGATGCGCGGCGGCCACCCGGTGCTTGACCACGAAGGCAAGACGGTCATGGTGCCGCTGCTGGATGTCGACACACGCATGCGGACGCTGAACGAGTTCCTGCAGTACACCCAGCCGAAGCTCAAGAGCATCGAGGTCAAGATGTCCGGCAGTCTGGACCTGACAAGCGATCAACTTGACGCACGACTGAACATGCTTCTCGCGAAAGCGGCTCGATGATCCAGCTCGACCGAATCGACACTCAGCTGCTGGACGATGACGAGAAGCGAGAGCTCTACGAGCTCCTGCGATTGAAGGACATCAGGGCTAAGCGCAATCGATTGTTAACCTATGCGCCCTACGCCAAGCAGCGTGAGTTCCATGCAGCCGGCGCCGGGTTCCGTGAGCGCTTGTTCATGGCCGGCAACCAGCTTGGCAAGACTTGGGCTGGCGCATTCGAGGTCGCAATGCACACGACGGGCCGCTATCCGTCTTGGTGGAAGGGGCGGCGGTACAACTACGCCATCCGGTGCATGGTCGGGTCCGAATCGGCCGAGTTGACCCGAAAGGGTATTCAGCGATTGCTGCTCGGTCCGCCAGAGATGCGCGAGGAGTGGGGCACCGGCGCCATTCCGTTTGACTGCGTTCGCGACACGTCGATGAAGCAGGGCGTGCCCGACGCGGTCTCGAGCATTGTGGTCCGCCACGAGTGCGGCGAGGACTCGGTGATCCAGTTCAACAGCTACGACCAAGGCCGCACCAAGTGGCAAGCCGACACTGTCGACTTGGTGTGGTTCGACGAAGAGCCACCTCTGCCGATTTACTCTGAGGGCCTGACCCGTACACAAGCTGTGGCCGGTCAGGTTTTCGTGACCTTTACGCCGCTGCTCGGCATGTCCGAAGTGGTCAAGCGATTCTTGCTGGAGAAGCCGGCGTCATCGACCGTGACCAACATGACGATCAGCGACGCCGAGCACTACACCAAGGAGCAGGCCGATGCGATCATCGCCAGCTACCCTGAGCATGAGCGCGAAGCACGGGCCAAGGGCATCCCCATTCTGGGATCTGGCCGGGTCTTCCCAGTGGTCGAGGAGGCGATCAAGATCAGGGCATTCCCGATCCCGCCTCACTGGGCACGACTTGCGGCGATCGATTTCGGTGTCGATCACCCGACGGCCGTCGTTTGGATGGCTTGGGACAAGGACAGCGACACGCTCTACGTGACCGACTGCTACAGACGCAGTGAGCCCGGCATCGCTGGGCACTCGATGGCCGTGCGTTCGCGCGGCGACTGGGTGCCGATTGCATGGCCGCACGACGGCCTGCAGCGGGACAAGGGCGGCAGCGGAGAGCAGCTGGCCAAGCAGTACAGGGACCAAGGTCTGAACATGATGCCCAACCGGGCCACCTTCGAGGACGGAAGCAACGGA